CTCATTCCCCTATTGATTATGAGTAATGTTATTTATAAGCGACGCCGCAGAAATTTAAGGGGTTAATACTCCAGAGCTGAGGGGTGTCATCTTGCGCCCATCGTGCGGTGAAACAACGCCGGCAGGCATTACGTTAGCACTTTGTAATTCACAGTCTTGCTGGGAGTTAAATACACGAGTGCGTTCACAGGATGCCGCTGAGGGAACCTTAACACAGTAACGACCAGTTAAGTCCTCGCCGACAAAACACCAGGCGACTGGTGGCGGGGTAGGCATAGTTGCTTGTGGGGGTTCTTGTGATGGTGGTGGTGCAGAGAGTTGAAGTCCGCTTGGCACTTCACGCAATGCGCCATATTGTCCAAAGGATGGAGAGCTCCGAATAGTATAGAGCCAATCCCAAAAAGCATTGTTGGCTTGAGCTCTATCGGACCACCAAGGGCTTTCGTGTAGTTTATAATATCGGAAAGCAACAGTTATCCCGACACAAACCAGAATTACAACAATAACTCCAATCAAGATGCTGACCGCTGATACACTCGGCGTAAATCCTATATTTGATGCTGTATCAGTCATAAGAACATTTGTAGGAATATTGACAGACATAACCTTCTAAGTAAGTGTGCGTCTTTTCGTGATTAGGAATTATCCTTGCCCGATTAGATATGCCGGGCGGCTTACTATCATTAGTTTGCTACGGAAACGAGAACATTATCTTGAATGGAAATCCGCAGACAACGTATTTCTATAAGTCGTTTGAACGATATACGCATTTTTCGCAGGAACCGATTCAAATAACACTTGATGGACCAAATCTCCTACTGCCTGATGCGCCCATTCTGCTCAAGACGAAAATTCCTCGTCAAGGAGACTTGCTGAGCGATTTAGTACTACGAATCGACTTGCCAGATATTTTTAGCAAGGCATATCTGCGCCCCGCAGTGGACAAAAACGGAAATCCTATCTTAGATGCCAATGGAATTCAGGAGGTCACAGTTGATAGGCAGTACGAGTTTGCGTGGGTTCGCCAAATAGGTATCCGTATGATTGATACATTAACCTTTACAATTGGAGGTCAAATCATACAACAGTTTAATAGCGACTGGATTAGCACCCGTGCAATGCTTGATTACGATAGTGATACTTACTCGAAGTGGCGTGTAATGGTAGGCGATGTGCCAGAATGCTTTGACCCAGCGAATGGCATTTATGCGGATCCGACGGTTCCAGCGGGACAAGGGTATCCGAATGTTATCAGTTGGCGTGGATCGCCAACAAACCCGGCACCTACACAGAACAATTCTGCGTCAATTCCTGGTCGTATTCTACGTATTCCGCTAGGACTATGGTTTAGCGATTTCCCTGAAAATGCCCTACCACTTGTTGGACTCCAGTATCACGATTGCGAAGTTACTATTCAATTACGCCCCATTCGTGATTTGTATACTATTCTCGATTTGTCAGGAGCCAGGGTACGTCCTGGTGTTCAGACGCTTGCGCCAAACTATTTGCCCGATGGCACATCGACGGATTTATATACACAAATATGGAATCAGAAATTATACGGAAATATTCCTCTCAATATGACAAATTTGTATGGTGGCAATGTTTCGGATATAAGTGGAGCTATGAAATACTTTTTAACTGATATTTCGGGTAGTGTCCCTTTGTTGGATGGATGGCCTCTCAATGCCACCTTAGAAGCGACGTATACATTCTTACAGGATGATGTCCGCCTGATGTTTACAAATAAGACATTACGCTATAATATTCGCCAGGTTCAGTGGTTTACCTTTTACGGTATATCGACTCGAAATACGTATAGATTGGATGTACACAACGTTGCAACACGTCTCGTATATTTTGCTAGACGAAGCGACGCACTTACATACCGTAATCAGAATATCAATCTTACAAATTGGATGTATACATTGGGAGCGCAACGCCCGTTTGTGACTCCCCAGCCGTATTGGACCTACCCAAATTCGGTCTGTACAAATGCGGCTTCACTCGGAATTATACCATATTATAATCCAGTCCCATATCCAGGCATAGTAAATGCGTCCCTGGGTCGTACTGGCATTAATCTTGCCGGTATACAACGTGATATTCTATTGAATACATTTGTTACAGCCAATGGTAATGCTTTGTTCGATAGCCAGGATAAAGATTACTTCGAAAAGTACGTGCCGTTCCGTTATATGAATGGCGGTTCAATACCAAATGAAGTATTAGGAGAAGCATCACAGTATGAGATGTGGCCAATTAGTGCATATAGTTTCTCTTTGAACGGGTCGTCGGTTCAGCAACCAACGGGTACACTGAATACAAGTCGTATTGACCGGTTGGAGATGGATGTGGATGTCTGGCCAATTCCATACCTTGCACGATATACGTACAATCTCTATACGTTTGTAGAAACCCTGAATTTCCTGGAGATTAGCAGCGGCTTGGGTGGACTCAAGTTTGCTCGCTAAAAAATGACGCAATAACTATAATATTATTACAATGTAAAATGGAGAGCACACCGTGTATGATTTGTAACCACGGAGGACATAGCGTAACACGATGTCCTGTACTTGTTGACCCATTGCGTGAAGGATTTTATAGGGGGCAGGCAGAGCCAGGTGGACACGACCACGATGACGATGAATCAAATTCTATTTTATAGGAGTTCGATATACGAATTCATATAAAAATTCTAAACCAAGAGGCTTAATACTTATTGACCCACCAGTCATCCCAGAAGTAGGGAGCCTGATTTAGGGTGGAGTCAGTGGAGGGCGCAACAACTGTTGTAGTATTTGCACGCTCACGGTATAACGAATCGATGTGGGAGTAGTTGAGCGCATAGGCAAAATACTTGAGGCGTGAGACCATACCCTTCATCGGTCCAGCAACAGTGTAGTCACTAAATAACTTTTTATCATATCCAGCCTGGTCAGGGAAGTACATATTTTTCATTACATATAGTGCGCCTGTATTGAGTTTTGGTACGGTTGCGAGCTTCATACGGACGGCGATGTTGCCGTTCACATAGATATCTAGATTGGTGCCCTTGAGCAGAATGACAAGGTGGAACCACTTGCCAACGGGAATATTGGGTACGGCTACGTAGTTGTTCCAAGAATTAATCGTATTCATATATACACGTAGAGTATTAATGTCGCTCTGTACAAAGACAGCGGGTGCTAGATTGGGGAATCCGCTCTCGCTGCCCTTGTGGAAAATATGCTTGAGTTTAACTTGCGAAAATCCGTATGCTTTACCGGGCTCTGAAGTATTTCCACATTGGTCAGCAGCACTTCCAGTTTTTTCGAATGTATCGGGGTGAATAAAAATAAACATAGAATATGAAAATGCAGAGCCCTGCTGTTCATCACGACTGTTATATAAGACAGGGTAACCAGTATCGAGACCCTGAGGAATAGTTATAGATGTAGCTGTACTATTATCAAATAGAACAACTGCTTGACGGTCTAACTTTGACAGAAACGAATTCACCTGTTCTATCATACCAAGTACAACCTGTAAGGCAATCATTGTGAGAATTACAACGGTGAGCTGCGGCACCAAGCCATCTCCTAATAAAAATCCGGTTACAGATTCCATTTCCTCTATTTATAATTGGTTTTATAAATGGAGAATTCCTAAATATAGAGATTTAGTCCGCCGGTTTTATAAAACCGGCACATCGTGTGAATGAATTATTTCATTCGCTTACAGGTACTGCGCCCAATTGCCACTGCCATTGTAATTCAACTTAATACCGAGTTGGTGGAAGAGCGACCGCACTAAGCTAGTGGTTCCCTGGGGACCCGTCTGGTATAGACCATAGATGCGGTCCGGGGTGAGTGCTGTGCCAGAGAAGAATACGCTGTTAAGGAAGCCGTTGAATCCGCCCGCAACAGATACATTTACATATTGATTACCGCCACCTGCGGGTGAACCAAGAACTGCACCCGGAAGAACGCAAGAACGATTGAGCTTACCATCATAGTAGACATCAAGCACACGACCGCTGACAACACAGGTGAAGTTAAGCCAGCGCTGCATATCAATATCGTTAATATCGCATAGAGGAGTTGTACCACTTGCTTTTGTATTATTAAACGTTTGCTGCGCAGTTGCGGCACTGTTCGCATTCGAAGCCAGATTCGCCATCCAGGTAAGTGCATTGGGAGCTACGCCACGGGTATGGAAGCGAATGCCTAGCATATTTGTGTTAGGGTAGAGGAAAGTCGTCATTAGGTAAGCGGCATTCCGTCCAAGGCTGAGATTGGAGACATTCGGGTCAGTAATCGCAATAATTGGCTTGATGACACCGGTCTTCGTGCCATCCCACGTGCTAATGTACATCCACCAGCTGATTGTGAAATCAGCACCCTCTACAATACGAATGTTGGGGTTGGGGATAAAATTTGGGTCGGGCTTCTGGGTATCATCATAGTTAATACAGTACTTTGTCTGAACTGGTCCCCTGGAGCTAACTGGAACGAGTGCCTTTGAGGCATTACCTGGAACTCCATATACTCCATGTCCCATAGATACTTGAAGAGCATAGCGCTCATTCTCAGAGCCTGCTGTCAGGTAGGTATAGACAAGGTAGCAAACAACAGCAAGTACTAGCAAATAGATAATATTCTGTACGAACTGCGAATTTTGCGCATAGAATTGTCTCGCTGCGTTCATACTTCTTCTAAACTACGGTGTTAAAATCTTCAGGCGTATTCGTAATCAACATATTCTAAACCGCTGGTGCCATCCATTCCTTGCCCTTGCCGTTTATTTGGACAGAAACCGGCTTTGCACATCAGTTTATAAAGCTCGTGCCATATACTCTTGAAAGTAGGCTGTGCATCCGGGATATTTGGTCTACCTCGTAAATCTGTGACATGTTTATAGTTTTCCAATATCTCTCTCTCTGTGAGGCGGTTAGGCCATGCTTGTATCATACCAGCCTGCCCCCAGAAATCCGGAGACGTTTCAAGAATTACACCAGTAGGATTTGACCATGTAACATTGTCAAGTATAAGTGACGTGGCGTGTTGTGCATTCAGATATATATCAATAGAACGCCCTTCTACAGCAATCGTTATCTGGTTCCATCGGGAATTCATTACATTGTCAATCTCTGCACGGGGCGGCTGGGCAAATTTATCTTGTAGCATAGGTGCTACTAGTGGTGTAAGCCGTAGAAGTGCCTTTTGATGTACGGGATCTAGGACGAATTCGCCTACACCTAGGATTTTTAATAGGGGTTTAAATCTATAATCTCCCTCGGGTCCAGCAAAAGGTATACGTTCCATATTAATTTTATCCATATAAATGAAGTAACTTATCGTAAAGTTGCTTTTTAATGATTTGTTAAGCTGTGCCTGTGTTAAAACGGATTGAAGCGTAGAGCCGCCAGAGTCATGTTCGGACGCTCTGCCATTGAGAACAAATGGTCCAAGTACCGTCACTTCATCCGATTTTTTCATAAAGTATCGTATATAGATTATACCTGCAACAATAATCAAAATGACTACTATAAGAAATATAAATCGGGGATTCATTCCTCTTATAGTGTAAGTATGTTTTTAGAGTGTTTACGGCGTTATCAAGACGTAGACCCTCTTATTGCTGCTACAGCAGAAGAGGTAGCAGATGTAAGAGACGCAAGAGATGGGTCGGTTTCAGCACCGCAGGTACTTGCAGGGGGCTGGAACGGCGGGAATGGCATAGGGCAGCAGTATGATAGCATTTCGCTTTCAATGGCAAACGGCCAGACAACAAGATTCTGTATTGACGCTTGTGCTGCTGCACGTCCACAGAGACCGTAGAGTATGTTTTCAACTGGTTTCGGCTCGCCTGCTAATACTTTTGTAAGTTCTAATTTACAATTTAGGTTAATTTCGAGCACCTGATTATGTACGCTTACTGTGAGACGGAGTGGTTTATCAATAGGAATATCGCTAATACGACCCGATTCACGATAGACATCGCCCGTCTTCGATTTTGTATCTACAAACACAATAATATCGTTGGTATTAGGGTCTAAAAATATACCGGGATTGAGGCGTTTTGGCAATCCATAGGGTGGTAGTTGTGATGAGCCTGGAAGTACATCTCTGCCGCCACCGCCGCTTAAATCTGTATATAATTCCCCGCTGCCACGATGGAAGATATGACGATACGGTCCCTCTATTTTTGAGAGATTGCGAGTATTTGCTAATAGTAAATCAAAATGGTAACTATATTTATTATTCATGTTATCAGGAAGGTCATCTTCGGCAATCATAAGATTGTTCGTACCTCCCATACCCTTTTTCCAAAACATATGAGAGTGGTCAAATGCCCTATATCTCTTTGGACGAATATCAAACGATTTGAATGAGAATTTATAGCCGGTTAGCAGCAGATAAATAAGAATAACAACAGCAATAAGTAGCCCATAGATAATCAGATTGCCCATCGAAGAGCCTCCACCAGATGCCAATCGTCCAGTGTTTCCCGTTATATTTGCTGCGACATTGCGCACACGTGTCATACCGGGCATATTTTCGAAGAGTGAAGCCATTCCCAATTCCTACTTCTTACTTAGATAAAGACTAGAGTTTGAGACCATTATAAAAATCCCGTATCACCTTATTGCGAACAAAGGCGTTCAGTTTTAATTCTGTTGGTCGTATAAATTGGTTATTGGGCGTGCGAAGCTTTCCCTTATCAAATGTATTTCCATCGTGTGCAATGACAAGCATCACTTTACGGGGGTCGAGCTGGAGAAGGGGCAGGGAGTACTTTCGGGTAAATTCAATTTCTTCGGCATATGCACGGGACTCGTCGCAGCGATTCTCCGTCGCATACGCCTTTGTAAATGCCATAGTGCCGAAGGTGCCGTGATTCGGTCCGTAGGGACCGGTCTCCCAAATAGAGCCGTCATCAGGAAAGAAGACGTGATTACGGGTGGAGCCCGCCAGGCTTCCCTTGCGACTCACCAGTGTCATCACAGCGTGGTTCACTCGGTCCGGCGGATAGTAATCGTCGTCATCAATACAGACCAGAATCTCACCACGAGCGGCATCGTGGAGACGGTTACGTTTCGCTCCAATACTGAGTTTCGTCTCGGATCGAATATACTGAATATTCATTGTTCGAAATTCAGGGCGAAGCAAATCTTCCACGGAATCTGAGCCATCATCATAGATCACCCATTCCATACGCTCCTTAGGATAAGTTTGGTCTTTGATACATGCAATCAGATAAGGAATAAACTTACGCCGATTGTATGTAGGAGTTAGAATTGAAACAAATGGTTTCGTTGCCGATTTTACGAGTTTGCCAGGCCATACTGCCAAATCAGATGACATCTTATTTATATCTAAACACCTCAACATTTAGACCCTTCCACAACAATTTGTCTTATAGTATTTAAACCCCGCTAACAAAAAAGCGATAGATAACATGTCCATTATTTCACGGAGAAAGTTATGGTCGTTTTTCGAAGCCCTTTACAGTCAAGAATTAAATGAAAATTCGGCAAAGGCGGTCACCCCA